TTGGCGCCTCAGCCTGCCGAGCAGGAAGTGCGCAACATCCCCGAAGGAAACGACGATGAGCAAGGCAATCAACCTGCACAAGAAGCTGGCGATGGGGGCAACCCAGGTCAGTGAGTACAAGCGCGGCGGCGCCGTGGTCAAGGGCTATGCCCGTGGCGGTTCGGTGAGCAAGGGCACGGTCGGCTCTTCGGTGCCCGCCATCGCCGTGACCCCGAGCGGGCGCGCAGCGAATCCGCTGACCGCCGCCAAACAGACCAACGGCATTCCGGGCCTGAAGCGTGGCGGCTCCGTCAAGAAGTGACCGGAAGCTCCTCAGCATCGAGGCTGTGAGGCGCCGGCTCTTGGAAGAGCAGCAGGCCCTTCAGCACGACGTGTGGGGTGCTTCGGACTGGCACGCCTTCCAGGCGATGGCTGCGCAGTATCAGTTGGTCGAATCTCTGTTGAGCGAACTCGCCGTGAACGGCGAAGAGGATTGAGTATGTGGTTCAAGATCACGTGGCCTTCGGGCCTGGTGACGCACGAAGCGTCGGAGGCTATGAGCCGGGAAGCTCTGGCGATGGAACGCTGGGGCAAGAACACGCTGGAGGAAGTGGAAGCCTACGGCGTGAAGATCGAGCACGCAGTTCACGAAGAACTCGTGAGCCTGGGCCTCGTCCATGCCGATGCGCCTGTTGCCGATGCTGCGCCTGCCGAAACGCCGGTTCCCACGCTGGACACGGCCGACATCGTAGAGACGGCGCCGACTTCGCCGATCCCCGAGCCGACAGAATCGACGCCCTCGGCCCCTGAGCAGCACGAGGACGCCGCGCCGAATGTCTAACGTCCATCGGTTGCGCGAGCCCGATGAATTCGGGGACGCCGCGCCGCTGACAGACATCCCGGCGCTCCTTGAGCGGTGGGCGTCTCGCATCCGATCTGGCGAGTGCGGCGACGTTGTTCAGTGCGCAATCGTCCTGCGCGCCACCGATCGCGAAGTCACTGTCTGTGGATTCGGCGAGACCGATTCGTGCAGAACCTTTGAAACCCTCCACCTCGGCGCCGCATCGCTATTGGCGATGCTCGACCGCTGAGTCAGAGATTCCCCAACCAGCCGCCTACGGTCGGCTTTTTCATTTCTAGGAACCGAAATGGCTTCTGACGGCTTTGACGCCACCCTGATTCAAGACTTGGACGTAGCTTTCCCAAACGTTGACCCTGGAGTTGAACCTCTCGGGGCGAGGGTGCTTGTCCAACTGCGCCGCCTTGGCAGCGTGACGGCTAGCGGCATTCTTGTCGTAGCAGAGACCAAAGAAACGGCGAAGTGGAACAACCAAGTCGCCAAGGTGGTCAAGGTCGGCCCGCTGGCCTTCCGCAATCGAGACACCGGCGAGCACTGGAAAGAGGGCGCCTGGGTCAAGGAAGGTGAGTACGTGCGCGTCCCACGTTGGGGCGGCGATCGGGTGGAAATCCCAGTCAAGCAAACCGGCGTCGAAGATAGCGAGCCAGTGACGTTTGTTGTGTTCAACGACCACGAGTTGATTACGAAGGTCACGGGCGATCCGCTGAAGCAGCGGGTTTACGTCCTTTGACGCTTCACGGTTCCTAGCCAAGCCGCCTACGGGCGGCTTTTTCTTTGCCCACTCGAAAGGACGCCGGAATGGCCGTCGAAGACATTGACATCCGAGAGGAAGACGACGGCTCGGCCGTTGTCCACGACCCGAACGACAAGAACACTCCGCCAGAAGCGGCGGAGCAGCACGAAGAACACGAAGACGAAGACGGCCACGAACAGCCGTCCGCCGAAGAAGCGCAGGCGCAGGCCGACGAAGAGGCCGCCGCACAGAACGACGACGAGCGCGAGGCCATTCGCCAGCGCCGCCGCGAAGAGCGCAAGCAGAAGAAGGAACACCAGAAGCGCCTCGTCGAAGACCTCCGCGCTGAGCTGGACGCAGAGCGTCGCCAGCGCATGGAGATGGCGCAGCGTCTAGCTGCCGTTGAGCAGCGCAACAGTTCGACTGACCTAGCGGCGATTGATAACGCAGCCCAGCAGTGGGAGCAGGCCGAGCGCGTGCTGAAGGCCAAGATGGCCGAGGCGGTGACCGCTCAAAACGGCGCCGCCATCGCTGAGCTGACTGATCAGCTCTACACCGCCAAACGCGAACGCGAACGGCTCGCCAACATCAAGCAGACGTTTACTCAGCGCCAGTCTGCGCCGCCGCCGCTTGACGCATCTGCGCGCAGCCTGGGTGAGCGCTGGCTGCAAAAGACAAGCTGGTATCGCCCGGACAGCAACGAATTCGATAGCCAGGTTGTCCGCTGGATTGACAACGAAGTGGCGAATGCGGGCTTTGACCCGCGCACCCAGACCTATTGGGACGAGATCGACCGACGCATTGCGCAGCGCTTGCCGCATCGGTCTCGCCCCGCGCCGGCCCAGCCCGGCAACAACACGCAAACCCAAAGGCCAGCACGGACCCCCGTGGCAGGCGGCAGCCGAGACAGCGGAGCGCAAAGCCCCGGCACGTATCGCCTGTCCGCAGAGCGAGTCCAGGCCTTGAAAGACGCGGGCATGTGGGACGACCCCAAGGCCCGCGCCGACGCCATCGCGCGATTCCGTGACTACGACCGCAAGAACGCAGGTTCTCGCTGAAAGGAAAACCCATGTCTGACATCCATAGCGACTCCCGATTGACCAAGACCGATGGTCGCCGCGCACGCGGCAGCCGCGCCGAGGCCGATGACTCGCGCATCAACGATATGGGCACCGCGTTCGACGCGGACGAGCTGGAGCAAATGCTCCGCAACGAATTCGTGCAGGAGGCCCTGCCGAACATCCCCAAGAAGCCGGGATGGCATCGGTGCTGGCTGACCACCACGAGTTCATACGACCAGATCCACAAGCGCATCCGCATGGGCTATCAGCCCGTGACGCTGGATTCGCTCGGGGTTCCTGGTCTTGAAACCTATCGAATGACATCGGGCGAATTTGCCGGCTGCGTCTCGTGCAACGAGATGGTGCTCTTCGAGATTCCAGAGGAACGGTATCAAGCAATGATGAGAGTTTTCCATCATAAAAGGCCGCTGGAAGAAGAGCAGGGCATCCGTCAACAAGCGCAGTCCTCTGAGGAGGACAGCCGCGGCAAGAAGCTCGTTTCGTTCGACGACGACGACGAAGGATTTAGGCATCTGGGCCGAGAGCCCCGCACGCCTTCGTTTTCCTGATCCCATTTTCTAGGAACGAAACTCCATGAGCGCAACCTCAAATCCGTTTGGGTTCCGCCCTGCATATCACCCGACTGGGTTTGACAGGGCAACTCGATATCCGGTGAACCCGGGCTACGGCACGGCCATGTACAAGGGCCAGCCGTGCATTCTCAACACCGCTGGTTATGTCACTGTCGGCACGTCCGGTGCTGACATCATCGGCGTGATTGCTGGCTTCGAGTACATCGACGCCACTGGCAAGCCCAACGAAAGCACCTACTGGCCCGCAAGCCAGACCGTGCTCGCCGGCACCACGCCGGTTGCTTACGTGTACGACGACCCGCGCCAAGTCTTCGAGGTGCAGGCCGATGGCTCCATTCCCCAGACCGCCCTCGGCGATCAGGCGGACGTGAGCAACGTCAGCAACTCCACCAGCATCCCCTCGGGCGCCAACCTCAGCACCTGCACGCTCAGCTCGACGCTGGCCGGCGCTGGCTCGCAAGGCCAGTTCCGCATCGTCGGCGTGGGTCTCGCGCAGGACAACGCCTGGGGCGATGCCTTCACGGTGGTGCAAGTGCAAATCGCACGTCACCAGTACGTGAGCAACAAGGTCGCGATCTAAGGAGCCGCCATGAAATTCTTCAAGTCCATGGCCGCTACCTTCGCGGCGTTGTTCTCCGGCCTGTGGGGCCGCTTGGGCGATGTCCTGCTGTCGTTCATGTCCCGTTCGGGTCTGGTGCTTTGCGCCGCCCCGATGCGCTCGACCGACTTCAAGGCCATCGTCGAACCGATCCTGAACAAGGCGTTCGATGGCGTCTACGACCAGCGTGCCGACGAGTACAAGTTGGTGTTCTCGGAAGAAGACGGCATCAAGCGTTCGTATCAGGAAGAGCCGGTGATGTTCGGCTTCGGTGCTGCCCCGGAAATGCCTGACGGCATGCCGGTGACGTACCAATCCGGTGGCGTTCTCTTCAACAAGCGCTTCTCGTTCAAGGTGTATGGCCTGGCCTTCGCCCTGACCAAGGTGCTGGTTGAAGACGGCGACCACATTCGCATCGGTGCGACCTTCTCGAAGCACCTGGCGCAGTCGATGATGGAAACGCTGGAAACCATCTGCGCGAACCAGTTGAACCGCGCGTTCAACTCCTCGTATGTGGGTGGTGATGGTGTCTCGCTGTCGAACGCCTCGCATCCGATCACCAACGGCAGCTTCAGCAACATCCTGGCGACTCCTGCGGCCCTGTCTCAGACCTCGCTGGAGCAGATGTTGATCCAGATCCGCCAAGCTGTTGACAACAACGGCAAGAAGATCCGCCTGAAGGCCAAGCAACTCGTCATCGCCCCGGGCAACGAGCTGCAAGCCGAGGTGCTGTTGAAGTCGGTCCTGCGCGCGGGCACCAACAACAACGACATCAACCCTGTGAAGTCCAGCGGTGCGATCTCCGACAAGGCGGCCACGCTGTCGCGTCTGACCTCTTCCACCGCTTGGTGGGTGCAGACCGATGCGCCGAACGGCCTGAAGGTCGTGTGGCGTCGTCGCATGGAAGGCGGCATGGAAGGCGACTTCGAGACCGACTCGATGCGCTACAAGAAGACCATGCGTCTGGATGCCGGCTGGGTCGATCCGCGTTGCGCGTTCGGCACGCCGGGCGCCTGATGTTCAGAGACCGTGAGAGAGGCCCCTTCGGGGGCCTTTGTCTTTCCACAAAGGATCAATCATGGCTCTGAGCATTTGCACTGGACCCGTTGTCACTACCGGCAACATCGACTCCAGCCAGCAGCACGCGCCCGAGCAGGGCCCGAACCTTGAGTTTCAGGGTTCGGGTCTGCTGGACCCACGCTATGTCGGGACGATCGGCACTGCACCTGGCACTCCGGTCTATGGCCTGTACGCCAATCCGTACTTCAGCTTGGTCGATGCGGTTCCTCAAGCCGCAGCGGCCAACCGGATTGCGGCGGCGCAGACGGCGACTTCCGGCACGGCAATGACACTGGTGTCCACGCAGGGCACGGGTGTTTCTCCGAAGATCCCGCTGGTCCCGATGGGGCAGGCGAAGACCTCGGCGAACGCTGTCAACGTGCTTGCGCTGGATTTCGGCTTCACCACGGCGAATACGACCTCTGGTAGCAACTCCATCACCATCCCTTCGGGCGCCTGGAAGTTCTTCCAAGCCGGTGAGACGGTCATCATCAGCGGCGCAGGCGCTTCGGCAAACACCCCTCTGATTACGACTGTCGCAGCCACCCCGGCCGCTGGGGCAACCACTGTCACTCTGTCTGCGAATGCGGGCCAGACGGTGAGCAACGCCCAAGTCGGTAACGCGGATGCCAGCGGCGTCACTGCGTGGCCGTTCGTCCAGGCGGGTCAGATCGCGTTGGCCGATCCGGCGCAGTCGCTGGCGCGAGGTGTCTCTGTCACCTCGAACAACGCGGGCGACACCGGCTGGAGTGTGACCGTTCGCGGCTACGACATCGCAGGCAATGCGATGACGGAGACCATCAGCGTCACCGCAAACAGCATCGCCTACGGCAAAAAGGCGTTCAAGTACATCGCCAGCGTCACCCCTTCGAAGGGCGGCGGCGGTTCCACGACCGGAACCTTGTCGATTGGCACGTCGGATGTGTTCGGCTTCTCGGTCCGTTCGGACTTCTGGGAGTACATGAACATCTACTGGAACGGTGCTTTCCTGACCGCTTCTACGGGCTGGACTGTGGCTGACGCTTCCACGCCGACTGCCACGACTGGCGATGTGCGCGGCACGCTTCAGTGCGGCACGGTCGGCGGCGGTTCCGGCGCGACGGGTTCGGCCGATGGCTCCAAGCGCTTGGCCGTGTTCATTTCGCTGCCGGTCTACAACGCGGTGGGTGCTACCAACCTGTCGTATGTGACCCTGTTCGGCAACTCTCAGTTCGCCGGCTGATATGGCGACCTCAGGCACCGTTGCTCGTACGAGCATCGACGTTGCTACCGTAGTGGAGCACGCTGTACGAAAGTGTGGCGTGCCCACTTCCTCTATCTCCGGGGAACAGCTTCGCACCGCAAGGGAGAACCTGTTCTTCATCCTCACCGGACTGACCAATCGGGGCATCAACCTCTGGTCGGTCCAAAAGCAGGTGCTGCCGGTGACTGCGTATCAGTCGCGGATGTACCTGTGGGCTGGTTCGGTGGACGTGCTCAACGCGCAATGGCGTTTTGGGACGTACACGCCGGCCACTACCTACAGCGGCGCTACTGCTTCCGTCACGTTCTCATCGGCAACCACAGTCAACAGCGCGAGCGTGACGATCCCGACCGCTGGGACGTACAGCCTCGTGCTTGAAAGCTCCAACGATGGGGCGACGTGGACCCAATGCGGCTCCAACACGATGCAGGTTGCCTCCGCTGTCGGAGATCAGATTGCAGTGGACTGCGACCTCTTCAACAGCGCGACGTATTGGCGCATGAGGGAGACCGTCCTCAACATCACCTGGGCGTCGGTCACGTTCTTGTCATCGACCACGGAAATACCGATGGCGAAGATGAATCGCGACGAGTACCAGAGCCTGCCGAACAAGGCATTCAGCTCCCTGCAGTCGCTTCAGTATTGGTTCGACAAGCAGACGAGCCCGCAAATCTACCTGTGGCCCGTGCCGCAACAGGCCGGCCCTCAGGCCGTCTTGATGGTGCAGCACCAAATCCAAGACGTTGGGAGTCTGACGAACAAGTTGGACGTTCCCGACCGCTGGCTGCCGGCCATCATCCACGAACTGGCCGCTGCGACTGCTCTTGAGCTACCTACCTCGATGGTCCCTCAGGGTCGGTTCGAAGCCCTTACCGCACTCGCTCAGCGCTTCGTGAAGGAAGCGGAAGACGGCGAAGTTGATGGCGCTCCCATCCGGATCGCCCCCGCCATTCGTTCCTACACCCGCTAATGCGCTATCTCGACACACGCGGTCGTGCCGTGCTGACCGTGGGCATCTGCGACCGCTGCCAGTTCAAGTTTTCGCTGTGCGACTTGACGGCCGACCGTAACGCCCCAGGCCTTCGGGTCTGCGATCAGTGCAACGACGCATTCGACCCGTACCGCCTACCGGCCCGGAAGACCGAGGACATCACCGTCCCGAATCCGCGTCCGGACCAACCGCTGAGCTGATATGACCGGATATGTGAATGCATTCGGCGGGAGTTCCGTACAACCCGCCGACCCGGCCTATCGGGCCGTAAGTCTCTCTGCCAACACGACGCTCGTTTGGCCCCCGCAAAGCCAGTCCGCGACGGACTACGTTGCGCGGATCATGGAAGTCACGGCCACCACGGGCGGCCTGACCATCACTCTCCCGGACGCGACCGCGCAGTCCAACGGCTTTGACCTGATCTTCACCAACCCTGGCGCCAACACCTACACGGTGGCCGGGAACGGCGGCACGACGATCTGCACCGTTGCTGCTGGGCAGGTTCAGTATGTCTATCTGAAGGACGCGAGTACCGCGCAGGGGGCGTGGGGCGTCTTCCAGTTTGCGTCTCTTGCATCCGCTGTCGCTGCGGCCTCCTTGGTCGGGCCGGGCATCAAGGCATCTGGCGGGGCGCTCTACGCCGCCGAGAACGTCTCGACGCTGAGCACGAACTACACCGTCCTCACGTCCGATCGAACGAATATGTTCATCTGGACAGGCGGGGCGGGGACGATCACGCTCCCGACCGCCGCAAGCGCCGGAAGCGATTTCTTCTGGTCGTTGAGCAACCAAGGTACTGGCGCTGTCACCGTCCAATGCCAAGGCACCGACACGCTGGACGGGGCTTCGTCGCAAACCCTTTTGATTGGCGAGAGCTGCGAGTTCCATAGCTCTGGCTCGCTCTGGGTAACCAAGGGCCGCGGCCGATCGACGCAGTTCAACTTCGCCCAACTCAACAAGAGCGTCACGGGTGGAACGGTCACGCTGACCTCTACCGAGGCAGCGAACACCATCCAGAAGTATTCGGGGACGCTGACCTCCGACTGCTTCGTTGTCGTCCCTTCGACGGTGCAGGTCTATTTCGTCACCAACAACACGTCGGGCTCTTTCAACCTGACGTTCAAGACCTCCAACGTCTCCGGGGCAACGGTAACTATCGGTCAAGGGCTATCTGCAGTCCTGACCTGTGATGGAACGAACGTCACGAACACCGCGACCACGTTCCCGATTGTCGGCGACCTCTCGCTGAACAACCACCGCATCACGAACCTTGCGACGCCCGCCAGTGCAAACGACGCGGCCAACAAGGGCTATGTGGATGCAGTGATTCCTTCGACTCTCACCACCCAATCCACCCAACTGGCCGCCCTGGCCTTCCTCATCTCTTAAGGAAATCGCATGTCTCAACTCGTCACTCTGCCGGGGCAGATCCAAGACCCCTTGATGGTTTCGTTCACCCAGACCAACGGCACCCAAGCCAAGGTCGTGCAGGACGTGACCGCCGCGACCGGCTCTCTCCAGGGTGGTTGCCGGGTCTATGACCTCGTAGCCTCCAGCACGGATTCGTCCTCGAACTCGGTGATTCTGTGGCAGGCGGTGCAAAAGAGCACGTACGCCAACATGGGAACGGTCACGATCACCGGCACGAACACCATCAACCGCACCTCAGGTTCGTTCGTCACCGATGGCTATGCGGTCGGCGATGAAATCATGATCCTCGGCGACACGGTGACGACCGCAAACAACGGCGTCGCTGCGGTTGTCACTTCGGTGGCTGCGGGCGCGCTCGGAGTCAACGGTACGCCGTTCACCAACGAGACGGCCGCCGCGGGGTTCCGCATCGTCAAAACCACCCGGCGCTCGACCACCACGGTGGCTGCCAACGCGGGGAACAACACTTCGACCGCGAACACCCAACTTCTCGCGACCGCGAACGACTCGACCAAGGATTCCCTTGGCATCTCTCTGGGCGCCAACGGGCTTCTGCTGGTGTCGATGGCCTCCCAAGTCGTCGGCGCTGTCCCGGCTCGCGTGACGATCACCGGCAACGCCTACCTGTACTGAGATGGCGATCCCCAATCCGGCATCGGGGATGCCGAACCAGACCCCTCTGGGTCCCACTGCCGCACAGATCGCAAGCGCGACGGCTGCAATGGCCGGTCCTCTCGGGGTTGCTGCGTTGGCCGGCGTCCCAGGCCTGGCCGCCCAAAACCCGACCTACGCAACGCCGCCCACGAAAACCATCGTCAACGGCTGCTCGGCTGGTGGTCAGGCGGGCATCGCGCTCAACACCAATGTCGCGGCCTTTCGGCAGGTCGTCACTGGGGCGCTGACAGCCAACGCGCTGTCCACCGTGCTCTCGATTAGCGGTCGCGGGCAGGTTGATGTGCTTGGCTTCTACACCGGAGACGCCACGGCCAGAACGCTCCGCCTTCAGGTGGTCGTTGATGGATCGACAGTGGCTTTTGACTCTACGACGGCTTCCATCAGCTCGTCGGGCCAAGGCCTCGCTGCTGCCGGAATGATCTTTTCCGGCTCCCAGAACCTGTCGTTTGGGGCGCCGATCCACTTCAATCAGTCTCTGACGGTGAACGTGGCTTCGTCTCTCACGGAGACCGGCAAGTCCACGCTGATCTACACCGCGCAGACCTACTGAACATGATTCAGGAGTTCGGGACGCCCTACACCGGGCCGACTGTTCCGGCGGTTGTCTCTATGCGCCAAGCGAGGCAGGCCCTGTATCTCGCTGGGAAGCTCTCGGCAGTGGACAGCGCGATTGCCGCAATGACGGACCCGACCCAGCAGCAACTCGCCTATATCTGGTGGAACTACAGCAACGAGGTGCAGCGGTCAAACCCGCTTGTCTCCGTGCTGGGGCTCGCCATCGGGCTGCAGTCGTCTGACATCGACCAGCTTTTCCAGACGGCCAATTCGCTATGAACATCCTTTTGGCGAGAAAGCCGACGCTCGGGTCATGGCTGATTCGGTTCGGTACGTGGTCGCAATGGTCTCACTGCGCCATCTTGACCGATGGGCACGTCATTGACGCCACTATGCAGCACGGTGTGGCTGAAAGGCCGTTCGCTGAGTTCGTCGCGGAGTACCCGGATCGTCTGATGCTGTCGGTTGACTGCGATGAGGCGAAGGCGCTGGCGTTTGCTCGTTCGCAGATTGGCAAGCCTTACGACTATCTGGCAATCGTCGGGTTCGTCATTCGCCGAGGCTGGTCCAGCAGCGACAAGTGGTTCTGCTCTGAATTCGTGGAAGCCGTGCTCAAGGCTGGTGGGCGTCAACGTTTCCGCGAAGAACTACCCCGGATCACCCCGCGTGATGTCTGGGCAGTAACTCCCTGACATGCGCTACCTCATTTTGATCTGCGCGCTGCTGACAGCGTGCGGAGGCGGGAGCGTGCCAGATCCTCCTAAGACCATCGCGGCCATTGGCGACTCGCTGACTCTACAGACTGGGCTGTGCGCCGACGCTACAGGCCTTCCGTCCTGCGCTCACCCGGAGAGGTCTTACGCAACGTACATAGGCGTCATTGGCAACTTCGGCCGGGGAGGGGACACCTGTACCCCCGAAGAGCCGTTCGACTCTGGTCCGTTCAAGGGTCAGCAGCGCGGCATGACCTGGCGCATTCACGAGCTGATCGCGCTGCACCCGACACAAGGCGTCGTCTTCGCTGGCTACAACGATCTCACAAGGGGCGTCAGCAACGACCTCATCGTCAAGTGTCTGGCGGATCTGTGGTGGCGGCTACAAGCGAACGGCATCGAGCCGATCGCGGTGGCGTACCCGAAGGTGCAAGTCAATACCGAAAAGGTCGCTGCGTTGAACGTGGCGATACGAGAAGCGGCCAAGTCGGCGGGCATCCGGCTAGTGGACGCAGAAACCGTGGACGTGCCGACCGTCGATGGTCTGCACCCAACCGAAACCGGCGCCCGCGCCATAGCCAGCCTCTTCTCAAAGTGAACGAAATCGACCCCGTGCAATTCGGCGCACTCACTGCCCAGGTCAAGCTATTGGAGACGCAGGTCTCTGAGCTTCAGTCGGACGTAAAGGCGCTGCTCGCGCTGGCGAACAAATCCAAGGGGGGATTCTGGGCCGGGATGGCGATAGCTTCCGCAATCGGAGGGATCGTCTCTTGGGTCGCTTCTCACTTTCAGTTTCTCCCGAGGTAACCATGAAACGCTCCATCTCGGCCGGCATCCTCGCCGGCCTTCTTGTTTCTGCTCCTGCCGCGGAGTGGACCGGCCCCGGCGACAAGACATTGACCCTCAGCGACGAGGAAGCGGCTGATTGCGCGGTGCAGGGCGAGTGTGCGGTGTTCAGCCGTCGTCAGATTGACGCGATGTTGATGGCACAGCGCGAGATGACGCGCGACGAGATGCGCAAGCTCTGCGTGTTCGCCGGGATCGGCCGGGAGTCGTGAACCTAGAAGCTTTCGGCGGCCGTCGTTTCGTGATGGCCGTCTTGACGCTGGTGAGTGTTGATGCACTCCGGTGGTTCGAGCACCTAGACAACGGCAGTTTCACGGCTGTCCTGATCGCCTCCGTGTGCGCCTATATCGCTGGCGATACTTTCCAGCGGCACTCCGAAACCCGCGCCGACGTTGAAAAGAGCATCGGCGTCAAGGAGAAGCAATGAATGCCAAGCAACAACTGATTGGTATGGAAGGCTGGGAGCATCGCGCCTATCCAGATCCTCTGACCGGAGGCGATCCCTGGACCATTGGGGTTGGGCATACAGGGCCGGAGGTCGTCAAGGGTCTGGAATGGACAGACGAGCAAATTGGCGAAGCTCTGGATTCCGACTATGCAGAAGCCGAGAGGGGGGCGCTTGCCGTCTGCCCAAGCCTCGATTCTCTGGACGAATGCCGTCGCGCAGTCATCGTGAACATGGCCTTCAACATGGGGCGCGAGAAACTTTCCCATTTCGTTGGGATGCTGGGCGCTGTTCGAGACAAGAAATGGGCTGATGCAGCCAACCACATGCGCGACAGCCTTTGGGCGCGACAGCTACCCAAACGATCCGCGCGCCTAGCACGTCAAATGGAAGATGGCACGTGGCAGTGAGTTGCACCGACCACTGGCTGCGCGACTGCCTTGTCTTCTTGGTGGTCGGCTACTTCGGCTTCTGGTGGGCTGATGCGCAAGACCGCAAGCAGTGGATCCCGCGCCGGCTCTGGCCGATCTTCGCAATGCTCGGATTTTCCGTTATGGGCGCAGTTGGTATTTGCGGGCTCATCGCTGGTTCCGTGCTTTTTATGGTGGGGGCACTTTGAGCCTGCTAGACCTCATTCCAGCGCCGTACCGGCTGGCGATCGAATTCGCACTTGTTCTGGCGATTGCCGGAGTTCTCTTCGGACTCGGACACAAGGGAGGCGTGCAGGCCGAACACGCCCGCATGCAAGTCAAGCTCGATGCCATACAGCATCAATGGGACATTGAGCGCCAGAACCTGCAAGCCAGAGCCATCCAAGCCGAACAAGAGCGCGACGCCAAGTCAGCGCAACGCATCGCTTCCGCTCAGGAGCAAGACCATGAAGACGTTTCCCATGCGGAGCATCGCGCCGATGCTGCTGTTGCCACTGCTTCTGCTGCTGACCGCCTGCGCCAGCGAGCCGAAGCAGCCCTCGCCTCCTGTGGTGCAGCAAGAAGCCCTGATCCCGCCGCTTCCGCCGTCAGCCCGCCCGCAGCCCAAGCCTCCAGTGTGCTCCCCGACGTGCTCAGAAGGGTTGCGGAAGTTGCTGGACAGCTTGCTACCTTCGCCGACGCTTCCGACGACGCAGCCCAATCCTGCGCAGCCCGCTACGACTCACTGAGCAAGAAGTGACTACCGTCCTCGCTGACGCCACTATCGGCGTGATGGTCTCCGATTCATTGGTGACTGACGGGGACCGCAAGTG